TACCGAACCGATAAAGGTAAAGATAGCAAATGGGTTAATATTCTCTGGGCGAGAAGCATATGTCTGAGCAATAAATTGATTTTCTGTATAGGGTAAAGTAATCAAGTCACCCGTTATTTGATAACCCTGAATCGCGCGTTCAGAATCAGATCGAGCCTGTTCAATCAACTTCACGTTATCCATCACATATGTTGGTCTTAACTCTTTAGCATCCATATCGATAGACGCTTTGTAGTCCGTAGAGAATACATCACCTGTAGTATGACCAGCAAAGTTATCTACAATAAATCCGTTCTTAAATCTATTGATACCAAATTCATCAGGTACATTTAAAGATGAAGCCTGTTGTTCTAGTAATGACAGAGAAGTGTAGTACTCAAGATTTTCGATACGCTTTTCGAGTTTACCAATGTCACGCATGGTAAACCTGCGGTTATCAATTTTTTGAATATTTACATAATTAGGGCTGAGGGTATATGGGGCAAGGCTAAGAGTTGTTAAATGCATTGTTAGATCTGGCGTCTCAGGCGAAACTGCATTATCTGCAGAAGTGCCTTCGGTTACAATAAAATTGCCTTCGAGGTTTAAAGATATTTTATCAATACGAGGAACATAATATGTATAATCTACTTCGGTTGTTGTCCCAGGCTTTGGGGGTAATGCCAATGCACCACCTGAACTTGTAAATGAAACTCCATCATCGCCCATGCGAGGACGAAAATCTATCACGTCCGCTAAAAAGACAACACCATATATTGTTGAATATAATGGAATGTCTTCACGTCTAACATTTTCATACGAATCAATACAAAAGTAATCACCAACTTCAGAATGTTGATAGTAGTCAAAGTAAATTCTTAACGAACCAGTAGGAACTGCAAAGTTTGGACGACGAATTAATTTAGACACGTCATAATGAGTATCGCGTTGACCGTCATCTAATTGAAAGTATTGAGTAATATCTACTGCACCAGCAGCATTAAATGCACCAGTGGCGGTCGACATCATAACTTTACGGAATCGATATACGTCAGCTTTACCAAGTGATATGTTTCGTTGTTCAATTGCCGTTGTCGTAGTAAGATCAAAAGTAGCATAACGTACAGGAGTCTTTTTCTTAGGAGTTACAGTTACTGAGCTATTTTTTATAACAGGAAAGAATACAGTGTAAGTAGTCGATGCTGTTAATCCAGTAATGGTAAAGGACTGATCATCTATAGAAACGCTAATTCCAGCAGGGACAACAAATGCAGAACCTGAAGTCGAAACTATAATTTCTGTCAATTCTGTATTAGGATCAATTCTAGAACCAACACCAGTAAGACCTGATACTTCAGATAATGAAATAGTCAAAGACGTCACGCCAGAACCAGTAGTCTTTGTGGCTTTCTGCATAACCGTATATGACATTTCTGGAATAGCAACAGAAGGTGTTTCATCCTTTACAGTTTTAATAAAACCACGACCCAAAGGAAATAACGAAATTGCTCGGGTTGGATCGTTTACCTTAGAACGATGAATTTTATAGGCGACATTAGTTGCACCAGTACCCGAAGCTGAGATAGTTAAGGTACTGTCATTTGTGATGACAGTAATACGATAATAGTTTCCACCAACATCGATAAAATCACCGACAATAAAATCTCGCGAGAAACGAGTACCCGAACCTGTTATAGCCGTTCCTGATACTGATACATTACCCTGAGCATCTGCGTCAACAATGTTAGCGACCTGTGAACTGAAACTTGCATTGTCAATAGTCTTTACGTCACGTTCAAAAGTCTTATCGGCATTAAGAACAATGTCAAACACATATAGGCGGTATTCATTTCCTAATCGCTCAAGACTACGAATCTTAGCAGTACCCAAAGAACTTCCAGTAGAACTCTTTAGGTTTACCGAAACGAAGGTTACAAAATCAGGAACACCGACAAAATTACGGGTCATGATATAACTACCAATTGTCGTAGCGATTAGGTCATCATTAATTTGCTTATATACACGAGCCTTATTTACCGTAATGAATGTGGTAGAAGGTTTCTCGATCTCGTACCCACGAACATAGGCTTTGCCAGGCTCTGCGGCTAATACGATTTGGGACTCAAGTCCAGTTAATGATTGACCATTATTGTATTTTGGATTTTCATCGAACGTCCATGTTAAGGCACCGTCTGAAGCATCGCCTATCAAGTGTGATGGCGTGGTAGAACCAGAAGTTCCTGACATGGTAGAAACATAGGTCTTAGTGTTAGAGGTGATAACATCGCCAATCAGATATGATGCGCCTGATACCCATTCGCCACGATCATTGTTACGTGATTCTTTGGCAGTCATTCTAAAAGAACTTACTGTGTAGTCACCAGATTCATCAAAGGTACGACGTGCAAGCTCTCGAGATAATTCCGAATATTCTGTTTTATTGACATGAGATTGCTTTGCGCCTTCTTCGGTTTGCATCAACTCGATAAAGGTTTCATCGGTGATTGAGCCTAGTGGTAATTTCTTTAGCAAGAGTTCTAATTTATAACGATGAGCCCCAGGTGCACCATAGTTATATGTCCCATTTGCATTATCGTTTAAGGTCTCATCTTGTTCTGGTGTGACTAATGTTTCGTTTACATGCAAGCCAATTCGATATGATGGCTCTGATGAATATGCCTCAAGAATTAAACTTTGTTTTTCAACAATAGCAAAGTAACTACGAATAAAATACACGCCTCGCTCTATCTCTACTGCTGAACCAACACCAGTCGATTCGGATACTGCAGTATTGATTCTATATGTGGTATAGTTCTCAGAGTTGGTTTCAGAAATAATAACCGATAGCGTCTCAGCATCATTGAATACCTGAGTAACATTGTCATCACCGGTTGTATCATACTCAACAAATAGTGTTAGAGGGTCAGTGTTGGTCGCCAACTTATAATGTTTAACAATACCCTTGACGCCCGAACCTTCACCAGTAACTTCTTTACCGATCATTGAAGCAATATTAGCATCAGTGACCGTTATACTAGTGGCGGATTGATCAGATCCTGCAATAGTTTGTGTAGATGAAATGTTGCCAGTCATTTTTACATATTGAAGTTTTGTATTTAACGAGGTTCCACCTGGGATCACCATCGAGCCTTCTTTAAATATCGATTGACCGAAACGATCCACCTGCTTCTGGTGCATTGACTGAAGCTGATTTAACTCTCGAGTCTGTACGGCATACCCAGGACGAAATAAAATCTTCAGGAACTTCTTATCTTCGCTGAAGTCATCGTGGTATGGTGCGGTATTAAAATTGATTGGCATATATTCCTCTGTTAATACTCAAGTACAAGCGTAATGGTTTCAATCTGTTCGCTTGTTCTATCAATTGGTGTCCTATTATTTATAAACAAAATATCGCCCGAATAGGGTTGAACCTCTGGATTTAAAATTTGTGTAATTGTTGCAGTTGCTCCAGACTCCGAACTGATTGATTCAATTTGAAAATCGATATTGTTTGTAAGAGTTTCGTCTCGAATATATCTAATCTTATTACCATTTATCAAATCTACATTAAGCCCTATTGCCCCAGAAGTCTGACCGTATATAATGTCGTCTTCGTCAAAGGTTCCAGAGATATCAGATATGACTAATGTATTTTTTGCATTAAGCGTTCGCGCAGTCGCAAGAGTAGAAGTCCCATAAATAAAAGGGCTATCAAGTAACACGATGCGCCTAAAATCGTTTTGAACCGTGAAGTCATCTTGACCTTCGTTATAGGCAAAGTTAAGATTCATAAGAGCATATCTAGCATACAATTCCCTTTCTGGAGAAGCGCCATGACCTCGGAAAGGCGATATAATAGGTCTTATCACTGCAGATGTTATCGAGTTTGCAATAACAACTGCCTTTGCAATAGCGAATCCACTACCTGATCTTCCAGTAGAAACATCGATATTAGTGATAATTCCATTTTCATTAGTTTCGGCATAACCATAACAAGAAGAAAGCACTATAATAGCCGGACCATCTGTGTATCCTGTTCCGCCTAGTATAATTTGAACAGTTAGGATTTGCCCAACAGCGCCAGTCGTGGCTGTACCGAAAGCAGTTTCTACTGCACCAGATGCAGAGACTTGACGTATCATGACAGGAATATTAATCTCTGGGGCAGAAGGGTATCCTGTACCACTGTCAGTAACAAGCGCCAAACTTACCACACCACCAGAAGTCACTATTGTACACCGAGCAGTTGATACCTCGTTTCCGTCGCCTTTTATAAAAATTGGCAAGTCTGTGTCATCATCAATAGATGCATTAAGTGGATAACCACCACCACCAGAAATTAATTTTAGATGATCAACAGAACCTCTTATGGATTCAGATTCAATAAATTCATCATTGTTCATTGGCAGAATACCAGTAACAAAGAATTTACGAATAAGTGAATCTGACACAGTGAACATGAACTTCCACTTATATCCGTCTAATGTGGTATTAATACCCGAAGTGACATGAGTAGGTTTTGATGTAGATTGAGAACCGTTATTATTTGAAATGCATTTATATACTTTCTTTTCGTTAGTGTATACATAAAAATCTAATTCGGTTAAATCAATAGCATCATCATACTCGGCATACACTGTTCCAGTAGTCCAGTCGACACGTCTAAACCCAAGAACCATATCCTGAGATATGACACGTTTCATTGCAGTCATATCACGCCATGCATCGTATTCAGAATCAAGACTGTTATCTGTGTCGGGCGGGAGCGCATCATTTCCCCAAGGCTGTGAGCGACCAATACCTACATAAAGATTCGATGACTGATTCGATACTGAGTCAATCAACCTCTTTGCATTCAGATAACTTAGCTTGGTAGATATACTTGATTTAGTTACCATTACTTCCTCTATATTGTTTGTGTTTCTTCAACTGCATTTAGCGTGGCCTGAGTTGCCTGTCCTGAAACCGTAGATTCTAGATTAAAAGATATGTCTGCATAATAATCTTCGGCATAATACATATCAGAGTTAACATAATAAGATTGAACAAATCCTGTTATAGAATCCGTTAACTGAGGCGACTCTAATACTATATATTCAACAGGATCTTTTGTTCCGACAAATATGAATGCATTCTTAACTTCAGTATTAATGAAATTGAAAGTAAAAACATTACTGATCACCTCCATGCCAGCAGGGTGAGCAAACTTCTTTAAAGGTTGCATCCATGAGCTAGATTGGTGCGTAGTTTTTACTTCATATGAAAACTTTTGATAATACTTTGAATCTTGTAAAACGATTGACTCAGATAACTGACCACGAACACCTTTATAATATCCTTGATACTTCGCCAAAGCTCCGTAGGTCAATACAAGTTCTGCACCGACACCGTTTATACTATCAATATTTATTATCACTTTCGGATCGACTAATACATCATCATCTGCCAGAGCAGCGAGTTCTGTTATTAGCCCATAGTTAATATATGGATGTATTTCAGTTTCAGTTATTAGCCCATAGTCAAGGAATTGATATAGTAAGAAATCTATTAAATAATATTGACCAAGATCGTTTGTAGAAATAACAGAATCGGGTGTATTGCCAGAACCAAAGTCAGAAATGGCATAACCAACAATACCACCAAGGGAGTTTACGCTTGTAACCTGAGCAATGACCGAAGAGCCTTGAAATCCTTGTACGGTTATCTTATCACCGATATTATAACCAGTACCTGCATTGTTTATAACGAATCCATTTCCGCTTCGATAGATCTCTGCAGAAAGAGAAGAGTTTACATATATTGTCTTATGGTCAGTGAATTTGACTATTGACACAGTTTCTGGTAAGAGAGTTAACTCATAAATTATTATGTCCTGATATATTTTACGCTTTACCGAATCTACGACTGCAGTTGCATTTGAACCTGCTTCGTATATACGTTTACCTGCAAAGGCATATGGGTCACCATTCAATGGCGTAATGCGAAGGACAGTTTCTACATTCCAACGACCGTCGGAAGGTATTAGTACCGAGTCCCAAGGGTAGTATATTTCTACTTCATCATCGAGGAATAATCTAAAGAATGTCTTAATTGATTCTTCTGAACCTTTTGACTTCCATACTTCGCTTATCTTGTCGTAGAATACTTGTGGATTAGCAGCATATTCTTGCTTAGATAATATACCAAGCTCGCGCTGTATATAATTTAAAAACTCTGGTTCTTGCTCGCGTATATCTCTTTGACTGTACAGATTGTTTTGATAATATGAAGACTTATTTTCAGTTTCAAGGTAATCAAAAAATACACGTGCAAATTCTACTAGTTCAGGGTATGACTGAACAACATGGTCAGGTAGAATAGAAGTTACAAAGGATGCGACATTGGGGACATTCTTTTTAGGCATGTCTAGACACCAACCTATAATTAGAACCACCTGCGGCAGAACCTGCTACCACATTATCGCTTGTTCCTGTGACTGAAATATTTTGATAGTCTATGCTAACCAAATTATTTCTTAAAGGAGAAACATCGTTAGAGTTTGGTATGAGGGTCAATTCAATATATGTTCCAATAAACGAAGACACATTAAAATTAGTTAATACGATCTTACCTGCAAGAGCATCGACATAACCAACTTCATCGGCAACAGTAATTTGATTGACTCCTCGACCACGGATAACTCTTATTATTCTTTTCCCTTGAGAATTTAAATAGTCTTGCAAGGTGCATTGCTCCCCGCTGTATGTAAATATACTTGAACGATATATCACTGGCTCATTTGAAGATGTGATGTATATGGGGCTTGAAAAATTCAATTCATATAACCTAGCCTGATTCATTACAGGAATAAATCGTTTTTTCATGTACACTCTGACAACAGAGTTTAGTATTGAATTGTCCGAGTTATCAACAACACCCAAGAGAGTTGAATATCTTAAGACACCATCAAACATTTCAAGATTAGAGTTGTTGTAATTCTGAATAGCAGTTTTTACTTTGGTTGTCAATTGAGCAACCGAAAGGGTAGTTTCTACAGGATCGTATTTGTAAAAGACTTCAAGATCGACATAGGTATATATCGGATCTACGAACTCAGGCGTAATTGATACAACTGCTTTAGGACGTAATACTGTGTTAATGATAAATTCTTTATCTGATGTAGAGAGTATTTCACCAACTGCAGGTTTAATTGAAATAAATGCCTTACCATATTGAGGAGGGTCATTGTCTTCGCCACCCCATACGACAATAGATTTGACATTAGAAAAGTTTTCAGTGATGATTGCTTTATAGTCATCAGTAGTTACTGCTCTATTTTGAGAAGTAAATGTTAGAGGAGCATTACGTTTAATACTATCAATAGTTTCACGTACTCTTCCGCCAGCTGCTGCTAGTCTAGTGGTAATTGTAACATTGCTATTACTGATAATGTCGTTAATATTAGTAAATCCAGTTGCTCCATTTGCATCAGGCCCAGCCGTAACAAGATAACTAATTTCTATTACATTGCCATTTACTAATTGTTGACCAATAACTCCGTCGCCGAACGTGATTTCATATTGACCATCAAATGTTTCATTAAGAAAGTAGACCCGTGAGTCACCAGTTATATTGACAATGTTTTTTACAGGGTTAAATAAATATACTGTACTAGAGTTAACGGAATCACGTATGCCAACATCTATCATTGTTGTATCAACATTCACATCAGGAATAATAAATTGTTCTGATGTGTTTAAATCATAAATGTATTCAACGTTTTTAACGCTGCCTTGTTTAATTTCTACATCAGTGAAATTTGCATCAGTGGTAGTATATGATTGTGTCGTAACAAAACCATAGCTAGTGCCATCGATCACAGATCTAAATCTATGATACTTTGGCAATGTAATATTATTAACTGTAGGATCACTTGTTATCACAAGGTCAATCTTTGCGGTTGCACCAGTAATAGATCTTGGTGTATATGCTAGTTGACGAGCATGTCCTACAACGGTACTACGATTTTGAGCTGTCTCTAAGAATGTTTCGTTAATACCAATGTTTGCATTCAGTGCATTGTAATGAGTTACATATGCCATAAGGTCAACAAATGTAGAAAGCGCAGACCCTTCAAAGTTGTAGTCACGAAGCGTGTCTTGTGACCTAAGGAATTCTTTAAGGTTAGCCTTAATATCATCAAAATCTAATTTTGAAACATTAAGTTGTTTAGTTTGTTTTGTTGCCATTAGCGTAATCTCTGTACAATAAATTCTATGGTTGTTGTCGTAACGACTGGTGAAATTATTTCAAGGTCTAGCCTAATATTGATTGCGTTTTGTTCTTCCAGATCATCAACAACTATCGATAAGATCTTAACTCTTGGTTCATAGTTGCGTAAAGAAAATATAATATCTTCTTCAATCATTGCTTTTGTAACCGAGTCTATAGGTTCAAACAAGTATGAATATATACCTGAACCAAAGTTTGGTGAAAATGGTTTTTCACCACGCCTAGTCTTTAATATATTTAAGACTGATTGCTTAACTGCTTCGACATCTTTCTTAAGAGAAACGTCTCCAGTGACAGGGTTTGCACGGAATGCAAAGTCCACATCAGTGTATACTTTCTCACGAGCACGTATGTTTAAATCTGCCATATTAGTATTTATAACCTTTTATCCACTAACAAATACATTAGGACTGCCTTGTATAATAATATTATTACCATACCTGTCACCAATTCTACCAACACCTAGTCCGCCAACAAATACTGTAGCAGATGCAGATGTCAATACTGAAACGTCTGGAACACAACCACTTCTAGGGTGGGGGCCTACTAAGTTTCCTAGAACTGGAACTAGACGACCGTTAACAAATACATTAGCTATATTTGCTTGAACTACTGAGGTCTGCATAGGGAATGCACAATTCTTTCCTGCGCCGTCTGGCGAAAGTACAGCATCTCCAAATCTTGCAACTGATGGCATATTATTCTAGTCCTTTTATAATTAGAGCATCAATATTATTGACTGCTGATTGAAACAACCAGTTTATCCATTGATTCACTGGCGCAACTGTAAATACAGTCGAGTCAGAATATACTTTAAATACATATGATAATAATATTGTTACTGATGAAGGCATCTGGTATCTTATCAAAGATAAGAACTCTTCTTCTGTGTCAAATGGCAAGATTGGTGTTGTTAGATCTGGCAGCACAAATTGATAATACTGAGAAGGGAATGCATTCATTACTGGTCCATCAATCCTAACAGTATAGTCATTAATTTTTGTAAGTGTTATTCCATACTGTGCAAAATTAAAATCAGAAGTCACATTAAATGGATTAGTTAATATAATAGTTTCTTCTAGTGTTTCTGGGTCAATGACGATTTCTTGAAACTGAAATTCTGCTATTGCGTAAAATGGAGTTGCTTCATATGCATCAGGTAAGTATAACCCTGGGTCAGTCGGATCGGATACAGGAGGTGATCCGCCCCCACTAGTTTCAAGTATGTTAATTATTATATTCACTATGCTAGCTTCTTAAAGGCTTCTGTTCCTGCATTATTGCCAGCGACTTGGCCAAGTGCTTCTGCTTCTTGAATTGTTTTACCTTCTGCCAGCGCAGTATCAATTGCAGTATTACGAGCAGCACGTTGAATATCACGAATGTTTATTACTTCTGTTGTATCTGCAGACGCAACAGCGGTTGTTTGTGGAACAACAGTAAGACCTTTTGATTTTGCATATGAAGCAATAGTTGTTGTACCTTGTTGAATTGCTTTAGGTACTCCAGCTCCAAAGGCAGCTGGATAAAAGTGGCCTGAGTCTCCATTAAGATCGTTTATCAATCCAAACTTTTGCATTGATGCTCGGGCGAGACCAACATATTCTTTTGGGCCGCCTCGGCCATCATCATACTTTCCGTTAACATAAATAGCAACGTCAGATGCTGACCCATAGTTATGCCATGATTTTCCGGCACCAGCTGCTCGAATACCAGATGCAGCTAACTGAGCAGATCTTTCTGGAGAACGATAAGCCTCTGTAACATTTATATCTCTTTCAGGAAAATTAGTTTTAACGTAATCTTGTATGCCAGCAGCAAATCTACCGCGCACGGCAGGATTCAATGTATTTAATCTAGTAGCAATTGACTTTGCATATTTAGATGGAGCAAAGTCTTGAGCAACAAATTGTTTACCATCAGGAAATGGATTTGCAAGTGATGGGGGCGGGACAACGTTCCTGGTTTGGTCTTGTATCTGAGCTCGAGACTTTCCAGAAGCAGCTGCTACTAATGGTGTTGGCTGAGTAGTAGTAACACTAGCAACTTTTGCTGATTGAGCAATTGCTGCCTGTTGAGCCGACCCTGGCCCAAGAGTATACGCAATCGCAATCGGTGCAACACCAGACACTGCAATATCATTTGCTACATCTGGTAACGGGAACTTAGCAGATGTTGGAATAAATTGTTCAAACTTTGAAGTAAGATCTTCTTCTGATTTTGTTACTGCATTATTAAATATATTTTCAAAGTCTTTTGTGAATGATTCTATAATTGACTCTGGTGTTTTCTTAGGGTCTGGTTGTAGTGCCTTCTTAGGGAACTCAACAAATGTATCGCCTATCTTAATAAGGTTAGGTATGCTATTACAAACATCAAGTGGATTATTAAGTGGATCTTCAATAAATCTTTGAAGGTTATCAATAATCTGTTGAGCAGCAGGACCAGCTTCTTGATATGCTGCTCGCAAGTTAAGTATGTCTGCGGCTATACCTTCAGGATTTTGTAATGCAGCTTCTGATATTAAATTTAATGCAGTCTGTTGAAGTAATGATTCGATTATATCAGGAGCATTTTGTATTGCATCAATAAAAGTTTCTGCTTCAGTTACTATACTATCAATTGCATTGATGAAGTTTTTACCTAACATCACTTGTGCCTGAATGGTATCTTGTAATTTTTTTATTTCTGTAAAGACACCATTTTCGCCACACAGCAAACTATTGACATCGGTAAATTGATTTACTACTCCAAGAGCACCGGCGGCTAAGGCTGCTCCGCTAGCAGTTATAGTCGTGACTGCACCGACTGCGCTTGATGCAGAATTTGTCACTGCTTGTACTGAAGCAATTGCGCCTGATAAATCTAAAGCCATGCCATATCCTTTTTAATTCAGTGTTATGATTGAACCATTAATGCTGACAATACCTAGGGCAGTAGTGCTACTGGCAGCACCAATTAATTCTGATAAGCTTCCGCCAATATCAACTGACTTTGAAACACCAACGGCTTCAGATCGCGAACCAATAATTATTTCTGATAAGTTCACACCCACAACAACTGACTTTGAAACACCAACAGTTTCAGTTACACTAATGCCAACTTTTATATCTAAGTTTGTTGATGTATCAATTGTCATAATGCCAACGGACTCAATATTATATAAACCATATACAATATCCATTCGATTAGCTTTTGTGACTATACCCATGTCGCCTGACACCGAAATGTTATTGCTGCCTTTAATTGATAATGAGTTATCGCCGCCTACATTAGTTTGTGATGAATTAGCAACAAGCTCTAGTTTATTACCACCAACATTTAAAGAATGATTACCAGCCGACTTAATATAGTATTCGCCACCAATGTTTGTCGATACATCTTGCTGAACCTCTGTTACCATATTGCCAGCAATGATTTTTGTTTGCTTTGACTTTGCAATAGTTTCAGTATAGGTACCGCCAACCTCAAGCGTATAGTCGCCTTTGACAAGTTGATTCATATTACCATCAACGGTAATATTAAGATTACCCTTGACATACATATTCTTATTGCCCATGATAAGTTCATAGCCATCACCGACAATTTTAATTGTACGAGTGCCATCAACAATGATCTCATCATAAGTACCAGATGGGTGCATACGCGTTACACGTTGTGCACCAGGCGAAGAATCAAATTCTTCTAGCATACCGCCTTCGTATTCATTGACCGAATTATATGGATACTTTGATACCTGACCACCACGAAGTGGTAACTCGGCCCAAGACTCTCTTTCATATTCAGAGTCGGCGCCATCAGGCGCCACGGTAGATGCCTTATATTTTTTACTAGATGGAATAGAAGGTACACGAGTACGTTCACGTTCTGTATATACTGGATGTTCTGTATACGTATCAGGCTTAGCTACAAGTGATGTATTAGATGTCCCATCGCTCCACTTTGGGTTAACACCAAATGGATCTGTGAATCCTTTAGAATAATCTGGCGGAGAAGTACTTTGAGTTGAGGGTAATGCGCCGATCACAATAGGATCTTGAAGGTTAACATCATGGTACATTACCAGAACCCATGTTCCTTCGACAAGCTGTGATACTCCGCTAGCGGTTGTTGATACATTGGCCGGCATCATTACCATTGACCAAGGTAACGAATCAATTGGAACTTCATTGATACGATCATCTGAATGAAGACCAAATACACGAACACGAACACGACCCATAGTTAACGGATCATGACGATCTTCTACGACGCCAACATGAAAAGATGTAGCCATTAAAATATGTCTCCAATTATATCAATCAAATTTTTCTTCAAATCAGGTAGTAAAGATTTCTTTATACGAAGCGGAGCACCAAAGTTAGGTACTTGTCCATTTACATAAAAGCTTGCTTCTTTACCCATGCCGTCACGTATCAACTCAAGAGACATTGTATATTCACGGTTCTTTATATAATGTCTAATAGCAGATATTAAATACTTGCCAGAATTAACCTTATCGTTTATATCTTCGCTGACACCTAGGTTAGGCGAAAATCTAGGGAAAAAAACATCAACAGTTTTACCAGCCTCAAGTTCAGTAACAGAGTTCATATGAACATGTACTGATGTAGTATTTAACCGTTTCATATATGACTTCATTGATGCAAACACATTTGGGTCAACATCATTTAAGTTTGGAAAGTCATCATATGCCAGTGTGTTCTTATGTTGTACATGTAGTTTAGTTGACCTAATACCATTTACACGAACACCATTTGACCCTGAGATGTCTTCAGAGTTTGGCACATTCTCAAATGCAAAGAATGAAGTAACCCAGTCATTTGAAATTGGCGGAGCATGCTTTCTAAAATCAAAATCAGTAATGTTGGCCATCTGTTTACCAATATCAACTGATATAGTCTGTGCACCAAAAGAACCTTGGCCAATATGATCTAGTGTATCATACGCCTTTATGATAGCCATCTGAAATGCCTGATTACGATAGGCCTTCATATTTTCTACGCCAGATTTATCATTATCAGAATTGACTACATTCTTTGGTTCAATGATCATTATAGGTGTTTGGTCTAGCATTCCTTTCATCGAATTTAAATATGTCTTATTACCATATAGAGTTTCAAATACAAATATAGGAGTACCATCTTCTGCTGGTGTAGTACGCTGTATCATATTGATAGCAGCAATAGGTTTGATATATGGAAATACAATGTTATGTGAAAGCAGACCAGTCGTAGTCGTAGCAATGTCTTCTTGTAAGTATTCTTTATGAATACGTTTTATAATATCAACAGAATTGCCTTTATATGATTTAGAGAAAAGACAGAATGCATTACGCATTTGCTTTTCTGAAGTAAAATTTAATGTGTATGTACCAGTCGAATCATTAATCTGAGATGCATCGGCCACATCAGTAATGTAAAATTCTGTTTCGACTTTTGCGTCTTCACGTTCCCAAATAAGACGTAACTTTTCTTGACCTACAAATGGAAAAGTCGATAACATAGCAGATGTATCAATCAGTACTAAGTCGCCATACATAAATGGCGTATAGATTGATTCATAAATTGAAATTTCTGTAATTTCATTTGTGATCTCAATCGTGTTACCATTGTATTTAGTTATTATTGCGGTCAGTGATCTGAACTTACGCGGGGCAACTTTAGCTAAATTTGGATCTACCATTATCTTCTCATCTCACGTTCAAACCCATTTACGACTGCATATATACTTTCTGGTTTAATTATTTTGATCTGACTTCTTATATCATTTAGCAATGTTTCATGTTCAAGTATCGTAACTTGTGTAACCATGTCTTCTGCATTCCATCTTACCCATTCATCGGCCTCATTTAAATAATGATGTGGTGCCGCATAACCTTCTAGTACATTTGCAATTTGTATTGTATTGCCAGATGTGCTTCCGGTCAATGTGAATGTCTGATTAGTTGGAAAAGAATCTTCCGATGTGACCGTAACAGTTAAGTAACCTAATGTCGGAAACTTTTGTTCAATCACACCAGTATATAATCCAAAGGTAACAACTTCTCCAATATTAAACTTACCGGCTAATGATTGATTAGTTGCTAACTTTAGGGCCTTCCCAGGATATAGCCCACTCAAATAGTTTATTAGGTCTGCATTGTATTCTTTTGGAAGATCACGATATGTATTAATAATGTCAGGGTTTATTAGTAGTATAGTCCAATAGTAGTCTGGTGTGCCATATAGCTTTTGTGAAATAGTATCTAGCCTATCACCGTTAACAAATGTATAGTATGAATAAAGCGCAATGTCATCTGCTACTCGCGCAAATATTTTTGAATACAGCGCGATGTTTGTTACTTCTAGTGTACCTATGTCATTAAGCGTATAGGGATTTTTCTTAAAGTTCGAAAAGTAAGTCATTAGAATCCTTGCTCGACTAGGGCACGACTAATTGGTTGTAACTCTTGGAATGATATTTGAAAACTTATTTCTACTGGTAAGTTATCTATTGTATAGTATGATATCGAGTTTGGGTTATATGCAATGCTAGTGCCGATACAAACTACGCCTGGCATTTTAATTATTTGATCTGAATTTTTAAATTGAATAGTAAATGAATCTGGGAATTGATACTGAATGTCTGCTGCTCCGACACCTTGTGGGTATGCAGCTAATCGAAAGAACTTAATAATTTTTGGTATAGCTTTGACTTCTTCTGGATCAGATGGTATAAAGATAAAGTTAAATCCAAACTGTCGTATCACAGGAGCCTTAAATAACATAAACTCTCGTGGGTTCAATGTTTTCTGATAAGACTTAGATATTTCAGCTACAACATTACCTGCTGCGCTAGCAGTAACTAGTCCGCTAAGCACAGCACCGCCTGGGCCAAGACGAGATCCAACAGTAGCAGCGCCTGCAGTAGCAATTCCTCCTGCATTATCATACGCAACAGATCCTAACACATCTTTAACATCTTCTCCAGTAACACTAGTACCCTTTTCAGTTGCTAGTTCAAAGACTGCACCAATTGCACCAGTAGCAGCAGTTTCATATCTAAAAATATCACTAACGTTATAATTAGTCGGAAGATAAAGAGCAACGCTGTCGCCAGTAGGCGGTGAAATCACGGCTGATGCATTCCTGTCATAGTTAGGTCGATTTGTAGTAAATAAGACATAAGGCCTAGTGTCTGAATCTACCTTTGATGGGAAGCGAAGAATCGCCATAAATACTCCATAACGTTTAAATATTATAGGATTATTTATATGGCCTACAAAGGTAAATTTACGCCAAAGAACCCTAAAAAGTATCGTGGTGATGCAACTAACATAGTATATCGCTCGATCTGGGAAAGAAATACATTCCGTTGGCTAGACGAAAACGATTCAGTAAAAGAATGGGCATCTGAAGAATTTTACATTCCATATAAATGTGCAACAGATAATAGAATGCATCGCTACTTTGTTGATGTCTGGTATCAAACCATTGAAGAAGATGAATACATTGTTGAAATTAAACCTAAGAAAGAAACTGCTCCACCAAAGAACCCCGGCCGCAGAACTAAAAAGTACATATCAGAATCACTGACATATATAAAGAATCAATCAAAGTGGCAAGCTGCAGAACAGTTTGCTGCTGCTCGCGGTTGGAAGTTTGTCATATGGACTGAAGATACTCTTAAAGCAATGGGTATTAAAATCTTAAAATAATTTATATAAATAACAATATGGAACCTTTACAAAAATCACTATTCAGGCAACTGCAAGACGAGGTAGCTCGTTCTGGTATAGGGGCACGCACAACAGAATCACGTCAGTGGTTCATGGAAAAGGCGCGTGATCTTCGTAACATCAACAGACGAAATTTGCTGACTGACTTAGCACTAGAAGAAAAAGCTCGTCCTCTCCCAGGAAGACTATACCATTACTTCTATGACCCTAAGCATAAAGACACATTGCCATACTATGACCGTTTCCCATTGACACTAATGGTAAGTCCAGCAGAAAACGGTTTCTATGGATTGAACCTTCATTACCTTCATCCTATGACTCGTGCAAAGTTAATGGATAGTCTAATGGCTGTAGCAACAAATCGTAGATACAATTATAATACAAAAGTTAAAATCAATTATGAAATATTGTCTAAAGCAAAAGAATACAAAGAATTTAAACCATGCTTTAAACATTACTTGACAAAGCATCTTCGTTCACGCGTAGTACTAATACCTGCATCAGAATGGGACATTGCTCTATTCTTACCAACAGAACAGTTCAAAGGTTCAACAAAGACTAAAGTCTGGAACGAATCAAAAAGGATATACCGATCATGAGTCTGCCATATATATCAAAGCTATTGTCGCAAATAAGTGGTAGTAAAGGCGTGGCCAGAGCTAATCGATATAAAGTATTATTTAGAAGTGGCGATGCCGAAAAATTAAATATCCTTTGTGACTCAGTTATATTACCTGGCCGACAAATATTAACGGCCGATGTTATGACTGATATGAAGGCAGTCAAACGTCCCTATGCATTTGCAAATGAAGATGTAGTTATATCATTTACATTGACTAATGACTGGTATACATGGAATCATTTAAAGACATGGCAAAACTCTACAATCAGTTTTATTGATTCTGTCCAAGGCAATTATACGGTTAACCTAAAGAACGTATATGCTCGTGATATTGAAATACAACATCTAGATACTAATGATGTTATTATGAAAAGAATTACTTTATATAATGCATATCCAGCCACGCTTAATTCAATAGAACTAGGCGATGCAAATGAAAACGCTATACTAAAATGCAACGCAACATTTGTATATGATAACTGGGCAGTAACAGAAAGTGTAAACAGCTCGTTTTAAACAAAGCACTATAAATATAATTTTATTATTATTGGAGAATTAAACAATGGCATTACCCAAACTTGACATACCGCGATATGAAACTAAGTTACCATCAACAAATAAGAAAGTAATTTACCGTCCTTACCTTGTTAAAGAAGAACGTATTTTAATGTTAGCTCTTGAATCAAATGAGCAGACACAAATGGTTCGAGCTCTTAAAGATGTTATAACAGCATGTACAGAAGGTAGTGTAGATGTAAATTTAATTACAATGTTCGATCTTGAATTCTTATTTATGAAATTGCGTGCAAAGTCCGTAGGTGAAACCACAGAGATCAGTGTTCCTTGTACGAATTGTGAGACACACAATGTAATTAATGTTAACATCGAAAAATTGACAATTGATGTGCCTAAAGAAGTTGCATCACGCCGAATTAAATTAACAAATACCGTAGGCATCAATATGAAGTATCCTACGGTCAATGAACTAATTGATATTGAAGCAGAAGGCGATAACAGCATTAATACAATGTTTAAGTTAATAACTGTTTGTATTGAATCAATATATTCCAATGATGAAGTATTTGATGCTAAAGAACAAAGTAGTAAAGAACTACAAGAGTTTATTGAATCATTAAATTCAGATCAGTTCAATGAAGTAAAGACGTTTGTAGAAAACATGCCTGCTGCTAAAATCAATGTAGTCTTTGATTGTACAAACTGTAAGACACATAACGATATAGAAATAAAAGGTCTTGGCAATTTTTTCGGATAGCCCTTTCCCATGATACGCTAGTGAATCATTACAAAATAAATTTTGCTTTCATACAACATCATAAGTATAGTCTAGCAGAATTAAATGAAATGATTCCTTGGGAAAGGGAGGTATATGTAACTATGTTAGTGGAACATATCAAAGAAGAAAACGAAAAGATAAAAAATCTTTTGAAAAGATAAAATCCAAACATTAACACAGGAACAGCAATGGCAACAGCGGTCACATTAGATAGCGTTAATAGCGAACTTAAAGAATCGAATAAAAAACTTAAGACAATTAAAGATCTTACGGTTGATAACCTTGACTATCAACTATTGTCTATTGAAACCTTTGAAAAAGGATTCTTTGAGCTAACGGAATTCTTAAAAGGAAATTCATTACTTCAGATCGAAAAGGATCGTGAACTAGCAGAGTATAACAAAGATTTGATTGAAGCAATTCAAGATATTCAAGTGTCGCCTGCTCAAGCTCAACAAGATTCTAGCAATATGTTATTGTTTCTTGGAAACTTAAAGTCTTTAGGAATCTTTGCTGGCATAGCTTCAGTTGCTTTAGGATCTGCCGCTGGTATTATTAGTGGTTACATTAATAACTTAAAACTAATAGGTAAAGCAATTGTAGGTATCGTGAAGATGCTAACTCCAACAAGCCTATTGACTAGTATCGGAAATAGCATTAAATCAATTAGCACAATGTTTATGTCTGGCATTAAATTAATGTCTACTACATTTATGTCTGGTACATCTTCTGTATCAAAATTCTTTACATCTGTTGGAACATTCTTTAGTAAAGCATTAGACTTTAAACCAATTAAAGATGCATTTATATTTATCACTAGAGTCTTTAATAGTATTTCTGAACTTGTAAAGACTGCAATGGGTATGGGAGAAAAAGTTGCTAAGGTTAATGAAAGCGTAAGTAAATTTTCTTCTGCATTTGGTAAAGTATTTAGTGGAGTTTTAAAAGTAGTATCAAAAATATTTACTCCTATCATTACAATATTTACTACAATTATGGGAGCAATTGAAGGATTTAAAGCAGAAGGAATAATTGGTCTAATCAAAGGAGCTATCACTGGATTCTTTGAAGGATTTATTGGTGGGTTCCTTGATATTGTTAAAGATCTTACATCATGGGTACTAGGAGCACTTGGTTTTAATAAAGCAGAAAAGTTATTAGACTCGTTTAGCTTTAATGATTTATTTAAAGAATTTGTTAATAGTATATTTGGAACTGTTAGTGACATATTTACTGGAATTATTGAATCATTTAAAGCTGTAGGTAATTCAATAACAACAGTGGTTTCTGACGTTGACTCATTTATAAAATCGATTCTTAAGAATTCACTTCCTATAGCAGACAAAAATAAACCTTGGTATTCTGTAAATAACTTAGCGGCTAAAGCAATACCAGATGCAGTATATAAATTTGTAGGTATCAATTCTGATGGTACAAATATTCCAGCGCCACCTGTTCAAGAACAAGAGTTTAAACGCGCAGAGCAAATGACATCAAATAAGTCTATGGGATACACTGGTTACACACCAGAAGTAGAAGCTCAATATAAGAAGCAAGCAGATAGTTCTAAATTAGTTGTTCAACAACAAGAGTTTAAA